ATCAAAAACAGAACTACTAGCACTAGCAAACGACTACCTGCAAGATACTTCTCCAAATATTAGAAGTAGTGAACATAGAGAAATAGAGACAGCAATACTAGACCGTGTAGACGCTAGAATATTACAAACAGGACAAATTACAAAAAGTAATCATGGTGGCTACTGGTATCAAGACGTACTCTTTGCAACACCTACATACAATACTAACTATTTAGTATGGTGTACAATAGTGCAAGGAGGTATATCAGGCTGGGGAATATCAAATAAGACAGTGAATGGGTTTAGAATAAACGTTACTAATATGGCTACTGTTAGTATTAATGTCTGGTATATGGTTTTTAGTAGAGATACATCAATATAAAAATAAAATAAGATACAATGGCAACAAGAGCAGAAGTAAATGCTATAGTAAATACAAACCTTACTACAACAAGTAACCTCATAACAGCATTTGAACACCGAACAGTAGAAAAAGCAGTACTTGATTATACTGCTGGAAGAATAATAGCACGTGGCGCATTCGGTATTGGAGATGTAAATGGAGGTGTCCAAACCCGATGGACTGTACCTCTAGGTCAGATATTGCTAAATGCTAATTACATAGTAATAGGTCACATAACTTCATATGGTGGAAATTGGAATGATGATAATGATGTAAATTGGTGTGTTGTTAATAAAACTAATTCAAATTTTGAAGTATTTGTAGGAGAGTTTACTACAGACGACCAAGGTGTAGCATTTGACTGGATAGCCATATCAACTCAAGACGTAGTACTAACAACAACCGTATAATAAAAGTAAATAAAAAATGTCAACTACACCTAAAAAAGATCAAATTACCACACAGATAGATACACTATTGGCAAGTAGTAAAACACCAAAAATATCTCCACTCGATCATAGAACAGTGGCAACAGGTATTATAAACTATATAGATAATAGAATACTTACTGCAGGTGCAGTAACACTTAATAACTGGGCAGCCAGAGATACTTATCACTACGTTCCCTTTACTTCTCCAATAAGTACTACCAGTTATATAGTAATAGCATCTCCTTCAACTGCTGTAGGCAGTACTAATATGAGTAGGACAGTTACAACAATTAGAGGCAGAGGTCTTGCTGGATTTTATATAACTGGTGCAACATATAGTGGCTGGTCAGTTGGAGGTGTTACAGTGTTATTAGAGTATATAATTATTGCCGATAATGAACAATAAATAATAAATACTAAATGACTTTAGCAGAATTCAAATATTTAGCAGCAAACCGCACCGCAGGGTTAAGCACCCTAGGAAACTATGTAGCTACCACATACTGGCCCTCAGGATACGTTCTACCAGCAGTCGGCGGTAGTGAAATCATTATACTGTTTAATACTTACGCAGGAGGTATTATAAAAGTAGATGCAATAGGTATTAAAATTTTAGACTATACTTTAGAACAATTAGAACAGGTTGTATCAATAGACGTTGATATCCCTAAACTAGGAGGAGTAGTAAATATACCAGTTAATGACTCAGACGTACCATACAGAAGAGTTGAGAAAACCGTAAATGGTCCTTACTTTATTTATGCAATTGCACCAGAAGAGCGGAGACAAGTTATTATACAACCAACAACAGGCTCTAGCGGATATGAAGAGTATACTTCTAACGCAGTACTAGAGTACGCAAAAACATCACTAATACGTCAAGGTAGTAACTATGATATAGAATCCCCAATTAATAAAGGAAGGGAATCTTTGTATATATATGAATGCGATAGAGCAAATCCAACACCTTCCTCTAAAACAAATCCAATAAATCTACCTAACATTTTAAATGATGCAGCCCCATATGCAGACGTACAAGATAGCAATTATACAAGCACACCTTGGACAAACGCAAGATATGAAGGAAGTAAAATAGACACTACTACAAATAACGGTACAGATCCTTTGTTACAAGGGGCATTTTTTCAAGGAGCCTTTTTTACAAAAGACGTAACAGATACTTATATAGAAAATTTAGTAGATAAAGGAAACATTACCTATGAAGATTATTTTGCAGTAGGTAGATTTAGTACGCCAACTTACGCAGTAGAGCCTTTGAATTTAGAAATATCTACAAATATATCATATAGTAGTTCTATACTAGAAACAGTCACTGCATACCTACCGTCCTCAGACAAGAACATAGCAATAGGAGATCTTTTACAAATAGGTTCTACAGCTGGAGGAAATTTTAGTGAGGAAATACTTAGAGTAGCTACTCCTAATCCACCTGCTCTATATTCTCCCTACGAGTTTTTAATAAGAAGCACACTATCAGGAGAAACTTCAAAAATTAATACAGTAAGAAACTACACTAATACTTCCCGTTCTGATTACCAACCCGGAAGTACCGTATATAGAATAGTACCAGTACAGGTACTTCAATTAGATAAAGCAAAAACTACTCCCGTTCAAGAGGGTAGGGTAAAAGTAAAAGGAGCTGATGGAATTTTAACTCTTAGTAGAGATGGGTACATAGTAAGTGGAAGCACAAGGACATTTTTATAGAAACATTAAAACGATATATTTATTAATAAAAACAAAGTAAAATGGGATACTTAAGTAATGCAGTAGTAACTGTAGATGCAATTTTAACAAAAAAAGGAAGAGAATTACTTGCAAGAGGAGATGGTTCTTTTAAAATCACACAATTTGCACTAGCAGATGATGAGATAGATTATACACTATATAACCCAAGTCATGTGTCCGGATCAGCCTACTATGGTGAAGCTATTGAAGCTATGCCACTATTAGAAGCATTTCCTGACGAATCTCAGATTATGAAGTATAAACTTACAACTCTACCTAGAGGTACTGCTAAACTACCAGTTCTAGATTTAGGGTATTCCGCAATAATACTTAAACAAGGAGCATCACTTGCTATTACTCCTCAAACACTTAATTACTTAAGCAGTACAAATACTTTTGAAGCAGGAGGGTATGTAGCAACAATTGCAGACGCTAGAACACTAAGTACATTTAATGGAGTAGGTATTAATACAACAGAAGCAGTTGCATTAAACTCAACAACTACTCTAGGAACCAATGTTTCTAAAACAGTAATTGGTACTTCTATCAATTTAACTGCTACAACTATTAATACATTGTTTGGAACAAATACACAGCTCCAAACCACAATTACAGTAGTAGGTAGAGATTCAGGAGCTAGGTTAACGATCCCGGTAACAATTATAAAAGTAACTCAATAAGATATGTCATTTAAAAGATTCGACACAGAAGATATAGCACTAAGCGCAGATTCAGTAGTGGCACCAGCTTGGTCAAACCAAACAACTACTTTAGCTTCAATGGCTCTTGGCACACAAGCAGGCCTATCTACAGGGAAGTATTACTACAATGTATATACACCAACCTCAACAGATGTACAATTCTCTGCAGCATACGGTAATAGCAAAGGAAGTGGTTCTGCATTAATTACTACAACAGAGGTAGGAAAATCCCCTTCTTCAGTTATATACGGACAGTATAGGACATTAATTAACGGAGACGAAAATACAGATTTTAATTTTGGAGGACCAACACCAAACTCTATTCATGTAATAACAGTTAACAGAGCTAGGTTTAAAGAAAAATTACTACCAGGTAGCTTTGAATTAACTTTAATAAGTGGTAGTAAAACTCTTAAGCTAATAGACAACAGTACAGCTATAAGCACTCTTTCATACTTAGATGCAGGAAGAGTCTACGATATAGTGAGTGGTACAATTGCAAATGGGGTATACACAGGAAACAGTACATTCGTAGCTTCTTCAGGATCTTACGGTAAGTTTTTACCAGATGTAGGAGTTTTTGTATTTAATGCAAATGCTCTTAAGGATAATAACTTCGGAATTAATTTACTTGTATCAGAAAGCTATAACTCAGAAGGTAACAATAATAAGTCATTTACAGATGCAATTATATCTGGATCAAAGTTTAGTATCAGATCTGAAGAAACAATTACTTCAAATTACGTTTTTGTTAGGGTTAGAAATACAGAGTTTAACTACTCTACAAATCCATCAAATATTACAGGTTCAGGAGACCTAAGACATAGTGTAATGGTAAACACTCCTCAGTCTTATATGACAACAGTAGGATTATATAATGACAATAATGACTTGTTAGGAGTAGCAAAATTATCAAAACCATTAGTTAAAGATTTTACAAAAGAAGCATTAATACGTATTAAACTTGATTTTTAATGAATGGGTGCTTACAAAAAACTAAACAAACAAGACACTTACATAACAACTTATGTTGCTCATAAGCAGTGGACAATACCTACTAGCCAATATAATACATATGGCATACAACAAATAGCAGCATATAACACCAGTTACATAAACAGTCTTCGTCAACTATACTATCCTAGTAAGTCACTTGCTAGCGGTAATGTAGTTTCACACTCTTTTGACTATTACCCACAAACAACCCTATTCAATTCAGAGTCTAGAGATTTTTACGGAGGAAATACAGCATCTATTGTATCTATTCCAAGAGCATTGTACGGAAACGCACTACAGCCAGGATTTGTATCTTTAAACTTCTTAGGAAGCATAAACGGTACAACTACAACAGGCATTATTCAAGATGATGGAGAAGGTGGTTTGTATAGGTCTGGAAGCACTCCTAGACTGTATGTAGGAGATGTAATATACCCACATGGACTAGCAGTAATAACAAGAGGAGATTACGCAAATGCTTCCATTAATAATATTTCTTTTAAATCAAGTCAACCTATTTATACGTATAACCACCACTGTAAGGTAAGAGAGTCAGAATATAACTTTACATTTAATCCATCAGCATTAAGCGGATCTTTAAGAACGATCTACGATAGTAATGGAAATATATACTCAACAACAGGAAGTGTAAACGATGGAGTATTAAAAAACAACGTAACAGGAAGCTCTTTTCAACCATATATAACAACAGTAGGATTATACAATGACACAAACGAACTGATTGCAGTTGGTAAGATGGGACAACCTGTACCAAAACCAGCCAATACAGAAATGACAATTATAGTTAAAATAGATATTTAAAAAATAAACCATGGCAGTAGTATTAAGGCTTGTAAAAGGAACCACATTAACATACAATGAAGTAGATACAAACTTCTCGTCATTATACCACTCTTCCTCTCAATCAGGAGGTAATCTAGTTTTACACACAACAGGAAGTAGTGTACAGGCTGCAACAGCTACATCATACCCTGTAGGATTAGGAATAGGTACAATAGCATCAGCAGATTACTCACATGCAGAAGGGTACTATACCTCAGCATCAGGACCTTATGCACATGCAGAAGGATATCAAACATCAGCATCTTTTTGGGGTTCACACGCTGAAGGATCTGCAACATCTACAACAGGCTACTACTCACATGCCGAAGGACTCAGCACATTAGCTTCAGGAAATTCTGCACATGCCGAAGGACAATCGACAGTAGCATCAGGACAAGCATCCCATGCCGAAGGTGGAGTTACAGTAGCAGCTGGAATTTGGGCACATTCAGAAGGACAAAATACACTAGCATTGCAAGACGCTTCACATGCTGAAGGATACTTTACAACAGCTTCTGGATACGCTTCACATACTGAAGGATTTAATACAAGAGCAGTAGGAAACCATTCCCATGCTGAAGGGTATTACACGTTAGCAGCATATGAGGGAACACACGCTGAAGGAGCTAATACAACTGCATCTTTTTATTATGCACACGCTGAGGGATCTAGTACTAGAGCACAGGGCTCAATATCACACACTGAAGGACAGAATACTATAGCGATAGGTTCAGCAGCACATGCTGAGGGGTATTATACAACTGCTTCAGCAAACTACTCACATGCTGAAGGAAACCAAACAAAAGCAACGGGACTTCAATCACATGCTGAAGGATTCTATACAATAGCATCAGGTACAGGTACACATGCAGAAGGTAATACTACAATAGCATCAGGACCTTATGCACATGCAGAAGGAGTTGGTTCTTTAGCAAGAGGAGTTTATTCGCATGCAGAAGGATCTTCAGGTTATGCTTTTGGAACCGCATCACACGCAGAGGGAGCAAACAGCTATGTAAGTGCTTACTACGGACATAGTGAAGGATATGCAAATGTATCGGGATACAGAACTCAGTTTATTGACAATAGTACGGATTTTGACGGATACCTAGCAGTAGCTGGAAATCACGTACCATACTTTACAGCAGGAACTTCCATCGTAGTAACAGATGGCAATCTTAGCCCTACTGGAGTATTTACTTTAAGTGGGATAAGCTACAATTCAGGAACCAACGTAACAACTTTTTATATTAATACATACACAGAACAGTATGTAGGGTTTTTCGTTTCTACAACATACGGGAGCTGGTCACACGCAGAAGGACACGCTACAATAGCACAAGGAACCGCTGCACATGCAGAAGGATATAACACAACAGCAAAAGGAGATTATTCACATGCAGAAGGAAGTACCACAATAGCATCAGGATCTTACTCACATGCTGAAGGAGGTAGTGCAGTAGCAAGAGGAGTAGCATCTCATGCTGAAGGAGGTAGTACGGTAGCACAGGGAAACTACTCGCATGCTGAAGGACTATATACAATATCTTCAGGAGGTTCATCACATGCAGAAGGATATAATACAAGAACAATAGGAGAGTATTCGCATGCAGAAGGAAGTACCACATTAGCACAAGGAGATAATTCACACGCTGAGGGATTATTTACTACAGCATCAGGAGGTGCATCACATGCAGAAGGATACTATACAACAGCATTAGGAGATGGATCACACGCAGAAGGCTTTTTTACAGTAACATCAGGATCCTACCAACACGTACAAGGTCAATATAACTTATCATCCTCAGCACAGTCTGCTTTTATACACGGAAACGGTACATCTGCTGCTGCTAGATCAAATTTAATATTTGCATCAGGTTCACAAGTACAAATAACAGGTTCACTTCTAGTAACAGGATCTGCATATATAGGTACATCAGTACAGTCAGGAAATGCAACAATTTATGGAATTAAACCAACTGTTATAATAGGAGAAGATACTGGAGGAGTTTTAGATATAAGAAGTTCTAGTGGTTCTGTAAACATAGGACAAAAGTTAGGTACCATTCAATTTACAGGAAAAGATGATGCTTCTAATGGGTATACTATGGCTAAAATAGAGGCTATAACTGATATCTCTCCATCTACTGGAACTAATGGTGCTAGTACTTTGAAATTTCATACAAGTTATCTTGGTAGCCCAATCGAACGTATGGCTATAGCATCCTCAGGGGTTATAAGTATAACAGGATCGCTATTAGTAACAGGTTCAGCTACTATTAATGACATATTAACACTAACTCCAAGAACAACAACACCAACTCAAGCTACAACACTAACAGGAAGCATAATGTTATCAGGAAGCTCAGGAGCAAATTTAAACCTATATGTTTATACAGGAGGAAGTACAGCAGCAGGAAACGGTTGGGGAAAAATAACAATAACATAGTAGAATAGAAATATGGAAATAACTTGGCAAATTCTTGATACAAAAAGAAATATATCAGACGGATTAATTACCAAAGTACTATACGGATGTACGGCAGAAGTGGAAGGAGAAATAGAACGAAAACAAGGAGTTGTAGAATTGACAGGAGATTCAACAACACCAGGATTTGTAACTTTTGATCAGTTAACGCAAGATGTAATACTAGGATGGGTTAAAACTTCAATAGGTACTGAAAAAGTTACTAGTATAGAAAATTTACTTAAAAAAATTCTTGAATCTCGAAAAGAAGCTAAAACTTATATAACAGAAGAAAATGGCCTTCCTTGGGCTTAAAACAAAATAAAAAATGTGGTTATATCAAAATAAAGAAATAAAAGAACTTACAGATATGCCCGAATCAACGTTCGGGTTTATTTATGAAGTAACACATATTCCAACTGGTAGAAAATATCTAGGAAGAAAACAGCTTATTTCTGTTACAAAAAAAGCTTTAGGTAAAAAAGAACTTGCTTTAATAACCGATAAAAGATCTTCTAAAAAGAAGACCGTAATAAAGGAAACAGATTGGAAAACGTACTACGGCTCCCACCCAGAAATTAAGCAACAAATAAAAGACAAAAAGCATTTGGAATTCACAAGAGAAATCCTTATGTTTGTACCAACTAAGAAGCAGTTAACATATTATGAGGATAAGTACTTATATATGAAAGGGGTGATAGAACCTGACTCTATTTATTATAACGATAACATAAGTGGTCGTTTCTTTAAGAAAGATTTTTATGATAAAACTACTTAATCTATTAGTCGAAACAACTCCAGGCTTAAGCTACCACTTAAAGCACAAACTCCCTTTATCTGAGAATATCTACAGGTATTCTTCTAATGCATTCTTACAACTATTCACTGAGGCAAGAACCCTTCACAGAGACGGTTTTTTAGACCTATGTCAACAAGATCGAATCCTTTTAGAGGAAACAAATATAGGTGAGTATGGACTTTATGAAGGACAGCAAGTACCATTAGATCTTCCAATGGCTTACGAGGAAATAAATACAAGACTTCCTAGGGCAGGAGAACAAGGTGGAAATGTAATAAGAAACATGACTGTTACTGATAACGAAAACAGACAACTACGAGTTATAGATATTACAGATAATAAGATAATACTAAAACCATCCTCATTTTCAGGACAAACACTTATATTCCCAAACAATTACGATCAATTTGCTAGAGTAGAAGACTTTTGGGATTATTTTAATTTGGATAAAATAAACGAAGCAAAGCGCAAAGGGCAGGATGTACAGTTAAATAAACCTAAAAGAGGAGGACCTAAAAAGTTCTATGTTTACGTTAAGGATCCAAAAACCAAAAATATAAAAAAAGTAAACTTCGGCGATTCAGGTAACCTTACAGTTAAGTTAAATGAGCCAGGAGCAAGAGCATCTTTTGCTGCAAGACATAAGTGCGCTATGAAAAAAGATAGAACAAGTCCAGGATACTGGAGCTGCAATATTGGAAGGTATTGGAAGTCGTTAGGAGGAGCAAAGAACTTTAGCGGATATTGGTAATATTTATATAAAAAATAACAATGGAAAATTTTACAAAAATGGTATCATGTCTGTTTCATTCAAGAACACAGGTACATGTATTTCATCTACAAACTAAATCATTCTCAGAACACCAAGCATTAGGTGCATACTACGATGGTATTATTGACATAGTAGACGGATTGATTGAATCGTATCAAGGCAAGTATGGAATTGTAATGAATTATAGTAACTTACCTATAAAGAATTATACAGACAATACTCAAGTGCTTTCCTATTTTATGCAACTAGGAGAAGTGGTAGAGGTGCTAAGACAAGGTATAGAAGATTCATACTTACAGAATCAAATTGATAATGTATCACAATTGATAGAGTCAACTAAATATAAGTTAAGATTTTTAGCATAACACATTCTCTGACATGAGTCAAGAAAGCAGACCCTACCAAGAATTAAAGTCTTTTGATCATATCCACAGACGATTTACACAGGATATAGACGAAGAAGAATTAGTGTGGCATAGGGATGAAAATGACAGAGAAGTAACAATAGTAGGAGAAACAAATTGGATGTTTCAATTTGAGGATGAAATACCTCAGCAATTAAAAAATACAATATTTATACCAAAGAGTACCTATCATAGGTTAATAAAAGGAACAGGGGAGTTAAACATATTAATACAAGAATTCTAATGGACGGAGGCAATGCCCCTTATTACTGGATCACAGCAGTGGTTATATTAAGTATAATACTAATCCTAAAAGAATTTAAAAGAAATTAAATAATGAAAAAATCACAATTAAGACAATTAGTGCTTGAAGCAATGAAAGGATACTCAAAGTATGCCCCAGACGGAGAAACTAAAGGAGGTACTACAGATGACTTTAGAAACATCTTAAC